AGTTCTGCGATTACCGTTTGCAGCTGGAGTTCTAGTTAAATATGTAGCTCGAGTCCTGTCAAGCTTTAAACTCTGGTCTATAGTATAAGCCTCTCCAGACTTGTACATCCATTGCGGTGATCCTAATGCCATTATGCAAACGCCAGTTGTGGAGTTCCTAGTAAAATTCTGTTACTTGCAACAACTAAATAAGGAACTAAATCAGTTGCTGATGCTGTTGATGTAAGAGTTAGACCTGCTGCTCCAGCAGTCTCATAGTCAGTTCCCAAACTCACTGTTCTACTGCCTGTTCCATCTTGAATAAACGATATAAACCCTGATTGTCCTACAGCTTCTGTAGAAGGATTTACTAATGTTATATTACCTGTTAGTGTTAACACAAAGTTTTGATTAGCACTAAAATCTAAAGTAATATTACCTGTATTAGATGTATCAGTGTCTGTTGCTGTTGTTGCTACTTTAGCTGTAAGTGTTCCTGTTAATGTACCTCCTGCAAGAGGTAATTTAGTAGCATCTGCTGGTAAATTTGTTAGAGCCGCTCCGCTAATTGCCGGTAATGCTCCATTTAGCAAACTTGCTGCAATTGTATCTCCACTCTCAAATTCTCCAAGAGCAGTGACATCGCTGCCAGTGAATTTTGCTTTTACGGGTACTTTATCTGCCATTATGAAACTCCTATGTTATCTGCGCTGCCATCCGCTTTAAAAAATGGAAACTGTCCGTTAGTTATTGCTATTGTATCTGAACTGCCGTCTGCTTTGTAAAACGGAAATACTGTTGATGCGACTGTAGCCCAGCTATTATCCCCTCTAAGGTAGGTAGAACTACTTGCTGTACCGCTTGCACTTAGTTCTGATAAACCTATTGCGTTGGCAGCTATGCTGTCACCAGTTACTGCGTTAGTAGCTATTTTGGCGTTTGTAACTGCATCATCTACAATATCAACTGTCTCAATAGCACCATCGTCTATTGATACCGGTTGTCCTCTTCCAATATATCCACTCATTAGGTTATCTCCATGGCAGATAAATGAGCATCAAGCGATGAAGCTGCTGAACTCTTTACCTTAATTATATCTCCAGTTTCTAATACGACTTTACCATCAATAAACGATAGCGCTGTACCTGCCGGTATAGGCGTGTCTTCACCTATTAAATTTATTACAGTAGAACTTGTTGTAGCTGTCACAGTTACATTTACTGTACTTGAAGTAACGTTTGACACCACGCCTCCAATAAGTACTGTAGTAGTGCTTGAAGGCACAGTATAAACTGTTGCTAAACTCGTCCCTACGCTGTTACTTGTGAATCTTTTAAACGTGTTTGCCATATATTATTCTCCTAGCCAAGTGCAATTGCCATAGCTATTGCCTCATCTGTAGCAGCAGAAGTACTAGGAACGCCTAAGTTGGTTCTTGCTGTAGCAGCATTAGAAAGATCACTGAGGTTACTCGACTTCTCCATTTTGTCGGTGTTTAAATTGGAAAAGTTCGAGTCTACCTCAGTATTAGTTAGAGGTGTCCCTTTAGCGGCTCGATTTACTATCGTAGACATAAATTACACCTATCCTCATTAAGAAGCTGATAAAGTGATTGTCCAAGTTACAGTCATAGTATCGTCTGCTGCTTTGTTAACAACGTTAAACTTTGTACGACATAACATGGTTCCACTTGATGCAGCGTTAAAAATTCCTGCTTCAGTTACAGCACCTGTTGCATCACCAGCTTCAAAAGATGCTACGTAAGCAACTGCATTTGCAGTAACAGTAGTAGAATCTAAAGCTTCTCTAGCCCCTAGTAAAGTTACAAGGTCTGTTTGCCCTGCGGCTGCAGCGGTAGTACCTGAACCTAAAGCCATATGCGTCATTGCTGTCGCTGAAGCGTCTTTCATTCTAGACGCAATATAGTTAAGACCTGTAGTCACTACAAGGTTTCTTTCTGTGCGCTTCTCCTTTATGTTACCGTCCTTGTCTCTAAGGACGATTCCTAACTGACCGGAGAGCTTCAAGTTTTCGTTAATCATAATTAACTCCTATTAAAATGTTCTGGAAGCCCCGACATAGTCTTCCTCAAAAAAGGTGAAGTCGCAGTATCCTTGACTTCGTAACGACCCCGCGTCGGTCAACGAGGGCGTTTCTAAAACAATTTTGTTAGGCACCACACTAGGTGTATCTGTAACACCTGGCGCTTCACTAAAAGGATTTAACGTTACTTGCAGCGCAAAAGCGTCATTTATAGCAGGTGTATCCCCTAATAGTTTATCAAAATTATAATGGTGCGTTTCACTAATTGACGGATTTTCAGTTACATTTTTGCCCGTTTCTATAGTGTCTGAATCTGTTATTGAAGGCGTTTCTGTGAAGCTTCTAGTAAATGCAGCAACAATTGCAAGAACATCACTAACCGACGGAGTTTCGCTAGTATTCTTAACAAACTGCATTTCTTGATCGTCGTTAGTAGACGCTGCTCCGTCTATATCATCTGTAGCATTTACGCTGTCACTAAGAATTTTATTTCTATCAAAAACTGCAGCATCGGTTGTGCCGGCTGCGTCAGCTGGGTTCCTAAAGAAAGCATTTACTATAGCATCTGTTAATGCAGGGCTTTCTGTGAATGCTTTACCAGTAACGTAATCAAAAGAATCTGTCATTGATGGTGCTTCTGTTAGCGCTTTAGTTGCAGCGTAGGTGTACACATCTACAGCTCCGGAACCGTCTGTTAGAGTTTTACCTAAATTAAGTGAATGAGCTTCTGCAACATTTGCAGCTTCGTTAGCAATATTCTTATAAAAATCAAAGACTTCTGTGTGGGTAATTGAAGGGGAATCGTTAATAACTTTGTTGAACGCAAAGACTGCATCATCAACTAAAGCAGGGTCATCTGATAAACCCTTTAAGAATGCGTATATAAAGCCATCTTCTACGCCCGTGCCATCATGCACAAAAGCATTACCTTCAATGTCAATCTCAGTAATAAAGTAACCAAGCTCGATAGCCATGAGAATAGGCAAGAGTTTAGCTTTGTATGATATACCTAGTGTTTTTATTGCAGAATCAGAAAGGTCAGGAGCAACAGAAGCTGTAATCCCTAACCGCTTGTAAGCGGCTTTAAGGGCAGCAATTGCTACTACTGATTTTAGATTCACGCAAAGTCCTCTCTAATCTTGAACTTAATTACATCATATAACGTTTCTACAACTCCCCCACTTCTAGTCACCTCTATTTCTCCATGGTAAGTCCCTGGGTCTTGGTTCAGCTCCCCAGATGCCCAAGAAACGAGCACAATACCTCCGTTAGCAGGGGAACTAATAGTTAGAGTTTTAGTAAACAGTAAAGTAGTAGATCCTGCAGCCCTGAAGTGCATCCTCACAGTACCACCTGTTAAGTCAGTTGCGGTGCCTGTATCTTCATCAGTCAGGGTTATACGCAGCTGAGGGCCGGTATCACCTTGAACATATTTAAAAGTTTCAGCCATTTATCCTCCTAGTCAGCAAAGCCTACAGAAGCCACGCGAAGATTAACTCTTCTAGTGTCTCTTCCTTTAGCGTTAGAAATTTTACGCTCATAATCAATACGATGCTGCATAGCTAAGTCTGGGTTACTCCATTCTTTATTAGGAATCTCCGCAAGTCTAGCAATAGCTCCTGCCGCTATAGAGCGACCATGAGTGTCGAAAATAAAACTTTCTACTCCAGTAGCAGATAATTTTGGTTTAAGTACACCTAGACCGTTAAACGTATATTTCTGGTCTGGGGTTGGGTACAAGCGAATACTGTTATCGTCTAGCACCGAAAAATAAGTTGGCGTGCCTTTTATAGCAGTGCCGTCTTTGTTAACAGCAGGTTTAAAGTGCCTTTCTGACACTCTCTGCATCATGTTTCCATCTAAGTATAGGTACATTATATTTTCTAAAAGCGTACCCTTAGTAACATCTATCTCGTAATCTGCGTCTCCGTTACTAGTGTAGTCCGGTTCTATAGTGTATCTCCAAACTTCACTTTCAGCACAAAAATCAGCAGCAGACTCTTGTAAGTGCGATTCTATAACAATCTCTGGACACCCAGGAACATAAGGTTGTACATAAGGGTAAAAACTTGCCCATAAAGTAGTAGCCATTTACACTGCCTCCGTAGGTGAAGAGCCCATATCACTCTGCGTCTTATTACCTATAGACGACATAAATGTCTGGTAATGAGCACCTGCTCTAGCAGCGTTAGCTGCAAATTCAGCATCTTTAGAGAAAGCTCTGTAT